CTATTGCAAGTCCTGCCACAGCAGTTGAGGTTGGTGGTGCTCCAATGGTTGAACAGCCTCAAGGACAAGATCAAAATCTTCTTCCTGCGGTTCCAGTTACTGCTAAAGGCATTGATCCTGAAGTATCAAATTTGCTTCGTCAAAAAGATATTTTGATGCGGCGCAATCAGGAACTGAGTGGCATTCCTATGGAACGTGCGCAAAGCCTGATTAAAAATAATATTGATCAAATTAAAACTATTGACGAACAAATATCTAGACTTTCAACGTCTATTTATGACTTCAGCACGTTGTATAAAGTAGTTCCAAAAGAATATCACGCTCGTCTTGATAATCTTGAAGGCGCTGCGATGTCTGGTGCGCTTACGGCAGATCAATTTACGAATAAAGTAGACAATATACTAAAAGATGCCAATGTAACTACTGACCAAATTAGAAATTATAAATTTGCTCAACAAAATGGTTACACAGGGTCTTTTGTTGACTTTAAAAAGATTTCTACGCCACAAACAAACGTCAATGTCGCTGTAACTGGCGAAAAAGAAATGTTTAAGGAGCGTGGGAAAGAAGCTGTAAAAGCTGAAGGCGCTGCGTTTTCTGCAATGAATGCAGCCGGTGATGTTAGGGCAATTGTAGATGTTCTTAAGCCATATCGTGGTGGCCCGCTTGACCAGTTTCAAGCGTCTATTGGCGCATATCTGCCAGGCACTCCGGCAAATAAACTTGCTACGGCGGCACAACTTGCGGACTCTATTCGTCAACGTCTTGCGCCGACAATTCGCGTTGAAGGTTCTGGTGCAACGTCTGATTTTGAAGCACGTTCATACTTGAATGCGATTCCTTCGCTAATGAATACAGCAGAAGGGCGTGAACTAATGGCTGTTTATGCAGAACGATTTGCTAATCGTGCTGCTGCTGCTGCTGATATTCGCGCCAAGATGGTATCTGAAGGAAACTTTAGCGTTAGGCGCTTCCAAGAAGAACTTAAAGCACAGGGTCTGACTCAAATTCTTACGCCGAATGACCTTAAGATTCTTAGCGGTGAGCCGCCTAAAGCATCTCCGTCACTAGCGCCTGGCGTTACGGTTAGAAGGGTTCGATAATGGCTAAATACAGCTACGAAATTACGATTCCTAATGCTGGAACTTTTATCGTTGATTCTGATAAAGAACTTAACGATACTGAGGCATATCAGGCTGCAATGCAGTCTATGCAGACGCCAAGAACAGCTATACAAGACTTTATGCGTGGCACTGGCATTACTGCTCGTGGCCTTGCTCCTGTTGTTTTGGGCGCTGGAACTGGCGCTTTGGTAGGCGGGCCTCCTGGAGCATTGATCGGTTCGTTTACGTTGCCAACAGCAGAACTTGCTACTCGCACTGCTAACGTATTGCTGCCTGAGTCAATGCAAATACCATCTCCATATGGTGCGGTAGAAAATCTAATGACTCGTGCTGGCCTTCCAGTTCCTGAAACTACTGGAGAACGAGCATTGCAAGCAGCGTCTGAGGCACTTGCTAGCACTGGAACTCAAGTTATGACTGCTCCTAGAGTAGCACAAACTGCTACTACTAGCTTTGGGCGTGGTGTATCAGAGATGCTCGGCGCTACTCCTATTCGACAAGTTACTGCTGCTCCAGTTTCTGCTGCTGTTTCTCAGGGGGTTGGCGAAACATATGGCACTGTTCCTGGCATGTTGGCTGGCATGGCTGTTTCTGCTCCGTTTGGCATTGGCGCAAAACCAACTGGCGGTGAAAAAGTTCCGAGCATTAATGAACTAAAGCAAACTTCTCGTAATCTCTACGACATTGCGGATAAGTCTGGGGTTACATTTAAGAAAAATGCCTTTGGTTCATTTGCCAATAAAGCTATTGCTGATCTTCGTGCTGAAGGTGTTGATCCTACTCTTACTCCTAAAGCAGATGCAGCACTTCGTCGTCTTGAGGTTGCTAGTAAATCGCCACTTACTCTTAGCGAAGTAGACCGGCTTAGGCGCGTTGCTTTGATTGCTGTAACAAGCAATGACGCAGCAGATAGAGCATTTGGTAGTAAGCTGATTGACAAGCTTGATAATTTTGTTGAAAACGCACAACCAAATCAATTTTCTGTTAGCGATCCAAAGGCAATAGAGGCTCTTAAAGAAGCCCGTGATCTTTGGAAAAAGAACAAAAAAGCGCAGGTGCTAGAAACTATTTTTGATACGGCAGAACTTCGCGCAGAGGCAAACTATACGCAATCTGGTATGGAGCAAGCATTGCGTAGCCGTCTTGTTAGTCTTGCGGCAAATGAAAAACTAATGCGTCAGTTTAACAAGACTGAACAAGCTGCAATTCGTGAGGCAGCTAAAGGTGGAAAGCTACAAAACTTCCTGCGTTATGTTGGCAAGCTGGCTCCGACCAGCGTTATTCCTGCTGTTGGTAGCGCATATCTTGGCCAGCAAATGTTTGGATCACAAGGCATGTTGGCTGGCATGGCTCCGGCTGCTACTGGATATGCGGCAAGGGCTGGTGCTACAAAGATGGGGATTACAAACTTTAAGCGCTTAGAGGATATGCTTAAACTTGGTAGAGAGCCTAGAACTCCTGTTTCTGGTGTATCTCCTATCATTATGCGTGGTTTGTTATCTTTGCCTAATCAGCAACTAAATGTTACTGAAGAAGATCTACAACCTTTTCTTAGCAGGTAATCATGGCAAACACAAAGATTAGCGAATATAGCTCTATCCCGGCAAACAATACAGAGATTGACGGCATTAATATTGCTGAAGGTTGCGCGCCGTCTGGCATTAACAACGCCATTCGTGAGCTTATGGCGCAACTTAAAGACTTCCAAACAGGTTCTGCTGGTGACAATCTGACTGTTGGCGGCGATCTATCTGTTACTGGTGCTATTAACCTTAGTTCTGTTCTAACTGTTACTCAAGGTGGAACTGGCTTATCGTCGGTTACTGCTGGCGACATGCTTTATGCGAGTGCATCAAATACGCTGGCTAAACTAGCTAGTGCTGCATCAGGCAATGTATTGCTATCTGGAACTGCTCCATCGTGGGGAAAAGTTCCTTTGACTACTCATGTGAGTGGCACACTACCTATTGCCAATGGTGGCACTGGCGCAACAACGCAAGCAGGAGCAATTAACTCTCTGCTGCCATCTCAAACTGGTAATAATGGGAAGATTCTTCAGACAGATGGTACTAACGTATCGTGGGCTACTGTATCTGCAGGTTCAAGCGGAACTGTAACTTCTATTACTGCTGGTGCTGGTCTTAGTGGCGGGACAATCACAACTAGTGGCACTATCTCAATGGGTACGCCTGGAACCCTATCTGTATCTTCTTCAAATAGTGCTAGTGGATCTACTCATACTCACGCTGTTACATTTCCAGTAACATCTGTTAAAGGTAATGCGGCAGATACAGGCGGAACTGGTAACGTTATTCTTTCTTCGCTTGAATCATTTGCAGGAAACAATGCTGAAAATGGATACAAAAAATTTCCTGGTGGATTAATGGTTCAATGGGGAAGTGTTGATTCAATTGCAGCAAATTCTTTTGCATCAGTAAATTTCGTTCAAACATTTGCCACATTGTTTAATATTCAAATTACAATTTCAGAAGATAATAATACCGCTAGAAATGCTCCCAAAGTTGGTACTAAAAGCACATCATCATTTACCATAAGAAACACTAGCGACTCAATTGTTACGTCCGCATATTGGTTTGCAATTGGATCGTATTAATTTAAGAGAAAAATATGAAAGAACAACAAACACTAGACGCTACTATGGCTGCACTTGGCAGCAAAGCAACATATACGGGTGCAAGCACGAGCATTGTAGGATGGGTTCTATCTAGCCAGTTTGGTGTCCTTGCTGGTATTTTGATTGGTCTTGCTGGTTTGTGTATCAATTGGTATTACCGACACAAGCAAGACAAGCGCGAAGAAGCTGAACATAAGCGCAGGATGGAAGAATGAGAAGCCCAATAGCAGCATTATCGTTATCTGCCGCTGCTATTGTTGGCATCGCTTTGCATGAGTCTTTTCGTGATTCTGCTTATATACCTGTTGCTGGCGACGTTCCTACAATCGGTTTTGGTTCGACAGAAAACGTTAAACTAGGCGATAAGATAAGCGTAGAACGTGCTTTAGTCAGGTTGCTTGATGATGCTTCAGCGTTTGAAGCATCAGTAAAACAATGCGCTCCTGTTCCAATGTATCAGTATGAATTTGATGCTTACGTATCACTTTCATACAACATCGGAACAGGGGCGTTTTGTCGTTCTACACTGGCAAAAAAGCTAAATAAACTTGATTATTATGGCGCGTGCAAAGAAATATTACGTTGGGACAAATTTAAAGGTAAGCCGCTTGCTGGATTAACTAAGCGACGTCAAGAAGAATACAGGAAGTGCATTGGCCTATGAATCCTTACTTTATCTTAGCTGGTATTTTGTCCATAGCTATTTCGTATGGCGTTGGCCATTACAACGGTTACAACAATGGTAAAGAAAAGATACAAGCCGAGTGGGATAAAGCAAAGGCTGAGGCTATTGCTAAGCATGCTGAAGAACTACGGCAGGCACGAGACAAAGAACAAAGCTGGCAGAAGGCTGCAAACAATATCCAGAAGGAAAAGGACAATGAGATACGCAAACTTAATGCTACTCACGCTGCCATTGTTCACAGCTTGCGCGACAGAAAAGACCGTCCTGAAAGCGGAATGCCCGACGATCCCGACGCTAAACAAGATAGACAGCACTGTACTGGAAAAGAGCTTTTCAGATCCGATGCAGAATTTCTTGCAGGGGAAGCTGCCAGAGCAGACGAAATAAGAATAGCTTTGAAACAATGCTACGCCCAGTATGACTCACTTAAAAAGGAGTAATAATGAAACAAGCGTTTATAGCCGCATTGTTTATTTGCAGCACAGCATATGCAGTACAACATTTTGAAAATGGATCTGTGCTACTTGAGCGGAACGAAGCTGATTATGTCGCTGGAGTAGTAAACAATTTAACGGAGAAAGTTGTTTTGCAAGATATTCGCATTAAAGAACTTGAGTCGCAACTTAAAGCAGTACAGAATGCGAAATGCCTGTAAAAAAGATTCCTGAAGATTGTTTGCCTTCGTGCGGATCATGCTCATTTTTTTAAAACAGCCTAAAGACGATTTGGGATACTGTAGACGATATCCTCCAACTATCGTATCGCTTGGCGATGATGAAGTTGTTGATGAAAACACCGTATGGCTTAGTGGTTTTCTGATAAGTGTTTAATGATTGAATCAGCGTACTGTGCTGCGGTTTTAATCATTTGATCTTCTGATAGCCCACCTCTGGCGACAAGCCCACCAAAGGCTGCAGAGAAATATAGTTTCCACTCATCTGGTCTATGTTTTTCTGTTTGTTCTACTTTTCGTGGGCGTCCCATTATCCTATTCCTAGTTGGTGATTTTTCTCTGTAACTATCTCATGAATCCTGGTTACTTCAGAACGCAGCCTATCTATTTCTGGTTGCCGTTCCATGTAGCCAGCTTTCCATAAATCAAAGTTATTAATTGTTGGCGGCATCTTGTTCAACTGTGCCCACTCAAGAAATTTCAGAAACATTAGTTCCACGTCTATTTATCCAGAAAGTTGTCCAGTCGCGGATAGGTTTTGTTTTCTTTTTTGCGTAATTAAGTCTACGTTTAAGCAAGTGTATTTCTTGACGGTCAAAGTCTTTTTTACGCCGCTCAACATAAGTTTTGTATTTAACTGATTTTGGCGTTGGCGTAGGCTTTGGAACGTTTTCTTTGCATCCTACTTTGTAACAAGGAATATAAATAAAACTTTGTAGTGTTTTTTTCTTGCGCCATCCAGATACATAAATTCTTTTATTTTGAAGCAAATGATTAATATATGTTTTACAGTGCTTTACATTGATGTGTATTAGTTTTGATATTTCCTCGTTTGTCATTTGCTTTGTAAGTATTAAAGCAATAATTTTAGATATTTTTGATTTAGCAATTTCAGAATTAAATTTTAGTTCGTGTCTCATTCTTTAATAAATACGCCGTTTTTATTCAAATAGCCTTTTCTGTTTTTGATTTGGCCATACGCTGAAGCAAAGCACTTTTTTACATCGACATCTTCAATAGCAGCAACCATAGTAAGACATACAAGTACGTCGCCAATTCCATCAATAATTCCGTCGCGGTCTCGTTTGATAATTGCATCTGCAAGCTCTCCCATCTCTGACATTGCTTTCAACAGTTGCGTTTTAGAATCTGAGTTCTGAATTATTCCTCTGGCTTCGCCCCATCGGACAACATCCATTTCAGTAATTGCGTAACTTGTCATTTGCACATCCTTTTCTTAGCATCTTTTAGATTTGCACTAAAGAACCAAGCTGTACACATTTCAGCAGTAGCTTTAGGTAGCTCAACAACTTCGTTCTTTGCAGCATCATATCCTTTTGTATATCCTTCTTTCTCTGCTTCGTTTACACGATGTAACGAAAATAAAAGGCATACAGACAAGATTACGATGATTGCTGATCGGATGAACATAGTGCTTTAATCTGTGAAATCGAGAGGTTGAACTTTTCGTGAATCTTAATCATCACATCAGCAGACACAGCACATTTGCCATTACGGATGCGGCTAATTACCGGTGTAGATACGTCTAGTGCCTCTGCAAGTTGTGCATCATTACGAAAGTTACCAAGAATAATTAGTTCTTCAAGCAGTTTCATTTTTTCTCCTATGTTAATGCCAGTCTTTCCTGGCTGTCAGCATAATCACCAATTAAGGCTTCGTGAGAACGATTGGCTTATGCTGCGGAAGTTTCGCCCACTATCCGCTAGGGTTGGATTACGCCATTGTTAGAAGCATGTAGTGTTGCAATTACCTGCATAACAACACGTTGTGCATGTAACGTACCTTCCTTGATAGTAGTACGAGTGCGTAGTGCACTGTGCCCAGGCAATAGTGGCAGCACCAGCAAGCATTAGACCGATTAAATATTTCATATTAGCTCCTAAAAAGGAATGTCATCTTCAGGAATATCAGTTTTACTTTGCTGTTTTTGTTCTTTGCGAGGCGCTTTTGACTCTTTAGGCTTTACGGAAAGGCTAAAAAACTTACCTGCTTTGCCTTCTTTAATCCATCCAGATAGCCAGAATTCTTCGCCATTAATGTTAATGCTTCCGCTGTAATCTGGATGGTTATCAGCAGATTTATTAAAGTTTTTTCCGAGGATTCCACGGTTAGTATTGTCGTATTGCATTATTTTCCTTGAGTAGTAAATTTCTTGATTGCGCTGCGTTGCTTGCTATCAAACCGACTCCACAGCGCAGTTTTCCAGTCGGCATCTAGTTCACATTGATTGATGTACTCTACAGCGCCAGCTACATCATTTTTGTGCAGCAAAGAACGAACTTCCATTGCCAGCCCTTCAATGATGGTTTGATCTTCTTCAGCCATTGAATCAAACACATCAACAGCAACAGGCTTTGCAGACTTTGGTTGTACTGGCTCAGATGCGTCTACAGCGTCATGTTCAACGATAGCCAAAGCCATTACGAGAAGATATCGCGTGATATATGTGATTGATGCACCAAGATTCTGTACAGGATGGCATCCTTTGAGTTCAGCAGCTGCCATTGGGCAAGTAAATTTAGCGTCGCCACCGTTTTCTGTGTCAATGACGCGCATGATTGCTAAATCTTCGTGAAACTCAAGCGTGTGGCAAAGTTTCAAATCCGCAAAAATACGATTAACAGTAGGCAAAAAATCAGAAAGCTCAAAATACTTATATCCTGCGAATTTGTTATGGCCAGACTTTTTCAAGTCGTGCGACTGTAGAGAAATCCTGGCAGCCTGGAGCTTGTCATAAACAATCCACTGGCGATGCTGTTGTTCTTCAATATTATTCATTTTATTTCCTAGTTAGTTTTAGACTTGAGATTATTGAGTTGCCGAATTTTCGATACAACAGGAACAGGTTTATTTTTCGTTTGCTCTTTTTTAATACGTTCGAAAGTTTTTCTAATATCAGTTTTAGATGATTGAACATATTTAAATGTTGGATCAAGAATTGATTTCATATTGAGTCAATAATTAGCGAAATAAAAAGTATTGAGCAAATTACTAGCAAAGGATATTTGTTTACAAATTTTCCAATAAAGTCATTTGGATCTAGCATTTTATCCACGCTCTGCCTCGCGATCTTTCTTTTCATCATAGTATCGATCGCACTCTTCAAGCCATCGTGATTCAAAATCTTCGTCACTAGCTGACTCGTAATCGCGGCTTTCTGCGATACGTTTGCACATTGATTTAATTTGGTTCAGCATTGCTGCGCGAAGTTTTTCAGGCTTTGATTCAAACACGCTCCAGGTGTAAATTAGCTCTGCAAGTTCTTCTTCAAGCTGACTTTTAGGGATTTTCTCTGTAACTTCGTAAACATCACCGTAGTAAATGTGCTTGAGCAGTTTCGTTGCGTTATCATATTTCATATTTTCTCCTAGTTATCGCTGACTGCGATGTGTGTATATTAGCACAGCGCAATTTCGCCGCAACAAAAACTTTTTAATTGAAATTAATTAGCCGATAGAAATATTCAATTGCATGATAGGAATTTGTAGCTATGATTATTCCCAAGTCAGGAAGCCGCCGTCGTGAAATTCTGGATTTGTTCTCGATGTATGGCGGGATGAATTTTGATATGTTTGTAGAAAACTTTGGTATGCATGGGTTTGAAAAGCCGCATCAACTAAGGACTGAGCTACAGACATTGATAAATCATGGATGCCTAAGAATGGTAGGCAACGTGTACTTTTCAACTATGGGAGCTAAAGAAATTATGACTACGAACCTCGTGCCATCACGCGAACCGAAACCGTTTACGCCGTTGAAAAACTTCCTTCCAAAAGAGTCTCCGCGCGGCCAGGCTATTGGTGGCCGCAGCTTTAAGCACTTGGTTTCTAACCTGAAGCCTACATACAACAACAAAGATTAGAGTATGATTTACATGGATGGCTAGGGAGTGCAACCCGAAAAGGCGATTCGTTACCGCCCTGCCAGTCCATTCTTCAGTAACGGCTGCCAATAACGTGAGGCATGTATGTTTTCTTATCAGCATCATATCGGCGATTTTCGCCGTGATACCGCATCTCTTTCTGATGTAGACGCAATGGCTTATCTGAAGCTGTTGTGGATGTACTACGACACAGAATCTCCACTTCCTAATGACGCAAAGCTGCTGGCCTTCAAGATTGGATCGTCATCCGATACGGTCCAAATGATATTGGATGCCTTCTTTATCGTTGATGGAAATGTTTACAGGCAGAAACGCTGCGATGCTGAAATAGCTGCATATCATGCGAGATCGGACGTAGCTAGGAACAAAGCGGCTAAACGGTGGAAAAATGCTACAGCATCAGAATCGCATGCTACAGCATTGCTACAGCATAGCAACAGCACTGCTGGAGAACCAAAAAACTATGCTAACCGAGAACCGATAACCGAGAACCAAAAACATATCACTACGTTCAATGTTTTTTGGACTGCATATCCACGAAAAGTAGCAAAACCAGCAGCTATGAAAACCTGGCTACGCATCAAGCCAGATGATGCTTTAACGAAAAGTATCATTGACGCAATCAAACGTCAGAGGCTTTGCGATAAAGAAATTCAATTTGTCCCGCATCCAGCAACGTGGCTTAATCAACGCCGTTGGGAGGACGAAATAGAAGCTGCTCCCATCGTTGATTTGAGACTAAGGGGGGCGAAATGATAAACAACCTTCTGGAGCGATTAGAAGGAGTTAAAGGCGGCAATGGCAAGTGGATGGCATGTTGCCCTTCCCACGGAGATAAAAGGCCGTCACTGGCCATTAAAGAGCTTGACGATGGCAGGATTCTTCTAAAGTGCTTTGCTGGGTGTAATGTGGAAGAAATTACTACAGCTATCGGGTTGCATGTATCGGACCTTTTCCCTCCAGAGGAAACAACGGCACTGCATAGGGTAAAGGGTGCAGCGCCAGCGAAACGAGCTTTTTACGCATCGGACTTGCTGAAGGTCATTGAGTTTGAGGCGTTGGTTGTATCGGTGGCTGCTAACGATCTTTCAAAAGGGAAAGAAATATCTGAAGCAGATAGGGCTAGGTTAAAGCTGGCGCATGATCGAATCCAAGAAGCTGTTAATTACATCAAATGACAGAAACAAAATTTTGCACTGGTTGCCAGGCTTATCGTGCGATTGATGGTGGCGCTATGAGGCAATGCCGGAAAACTGCGCGATGGGTATGCAAAATGTGCACCGAGAAAAAGACAGAAAGCATCTATAAATCGTCAAAACCTACGTCAAAAGCAACTTTGGACAAAGTTAAGGCAATCTTATATGGGAGCGGCAAATGACAAATGAACAAATTTTGATACTTGCAAAAGAAGCAAACTTACCTAGTTGCCATACAACACACCCAAAAGCATTAGTCAGGTTTGCTGCATTAGTTGCTGCTGCTGAAAGAAAAAAGTGTGCAGACATTTGCGACCATGAAATGGATAGCGCAAAGGTTTGTTCAAATATTGTTTACGGCAATGGAATGTCTGTGGGAGCTGGTAACTGTGCAGACAAGATCAGAGCATTGGGAGAGTAAATGAAACCAACAACAGATGAAGTGCTGGAGTGGGCGCGGGAAGCGGGGTTTGAGCGACATGATTACATGTTGAATTATCCCAAAGAACTTGAACGCTTCGCCGCCCTCGCCTACGCAGCCGGAGCCGCAGCAATGAAAGAACGTGCTGCGAAGGAATGTGAAACAGAAGCGGCTGTCGCTGTCGTAAACGCTCCCGAAGACTATCAAGCGGGCAGAGAAATGGGTGCAACAGTATGCGCCGCAGCTATCCGCGCACTAGGGGATGACGATGAGTGAAGCGCTTGAACGAGTAATTGCCGAACAGCAGAAAGAAATCGACAGATTGCGCGGACTGGAATTAAAAAATATTGAAGGATGGGAAAGGGAGATTAAGAAGCGCGACCGCGTTGCAATGGCTGCCTTCAGCGTGCTTTCCTATCCCGATTCGCCCGAGTGTCATTTTGAATTGAAACGCGCCGTTATGGCTTGGGGATATTGCCCGACATGCGAGTGCATCATTTGCGAATGCGAGAACCAATATGACTGAACAAACCAAAGCGCAGCGGCTGGCTGATAACTTGATTAAACACCTTGGTGGAAATACTGCCAACGATGCCGCCGCCGAGCTTCGCCGCCTTGAACAATCTGAACGCGAGGGCTGGCGGTACGCCGACGAATTGGAACAGGAGCGCAAGCGTCTTGCCGCGCTGAATGCTGAACTGGTGGAGGCGTTGCAGTTTGTTGTGCGTGGTGTGCCTGATACATGGGAGGGCGTGCAAAAAGCGCGTGAAGTTATTGCCAAAGCAAAGGAGCAGACATGACACCGAAAGAAATTAACGATCTAAAGAAAAAACACAACGCAATTCTGGAAGAAGGACAAAAAGTTTACGAGGAAGTGATGAAGTTGCATGCACAATGCCTCGAACTTCAGCAACAAATTAGTGAAGCAGAAGGCCCGGACTACGATCCAATCCCGCTGATATTTGGCTCTGGTTTTTGGATTGACCAAGACTTGTGATTGGAGAAAACATGACTGACCGCGAACTACTTGAACTCGCTGCGAAAGCGGCGGGGATTGATTTTACTGTTTGGCACAACCGTCCCGCTCAAAATATTAGCTACGGCAAACACCTAACAACAACCCAGTTTTGGAACCCCCTCACCGATGACGGCGATGCGCTGCGGCTGGCGGTGAAGTTGTCTTTGTTGTGTGTTGATGATGTTCAATACGCCCCCGTCAATGTTTGGGAAGGACAAGATCCCTACGCAGCAACACGCAGGGCAATCGTTCGTGCAGCAGCGGAGATCGGGAAGGGTATGAAATGACCGACAAAGAAGTAATGCAGATGGCGCTGGATGCTCTGACGATTTTCAGAGAGTGGGAAATGGGGCAGGACTACAACAGCAATCGCGAAACGGTCCTTGCGCGAGCATTTAAAGCGGAAGAAACACTCCGCACCGCGCTGGCGCAGGGTGAGCAGGAGCCGGTGGCAGTACATAAACTTATCGCGTGGATTATTGATGAGTGCCATGTGTATCCGGAGAGTGCAGACGAGAAAGCATTTGCGCAGCGGTTACTGGCTGCAATTCTTCACCCTAAGTCCGGCTACACCGCCCCACCACAGCGCGAATGGCAGGGGCTGACGGATGAGGAAATTAATACGATTGCAGCGACACCAGCGGCAATCCCCGGCTCATATGTACACTCATTTGCCCGCGCCATCGAAGCCAAGCTGAAGGAGAAGAATTCGTGAACTGCCAGCACGAACACATCACAACTTTTCGGTTTGATGACGGCAGCGTAGCAATGTGGGGGTGTGCTGAATGCCGTCGAAGATTTGAACCAACCCGAGAATGGCAAGGACTGACGGATGAGGAATTGCTGTCTGTCATGCAAAGCGCGAATGAATTTCAAGGTCGGATTGCGATGACATGGGTGAACCACAAAAACGAAACCTATATAACCGATGTTGGTTTTCGGATTGCCAGCGCCATCGAAGCTAAACTGAAGGAGAAGAACAACCAATGAACGACAGGCAGTTACTCATCGATGCGCTGGCCTTGTTGTGCCAGCTGCTGCCGAACCAGAGGTATAAATCTGAACAACGTGTGATTGATGCGCTGCGCGAACGTATCGCAGAAATTGAGCAGGAGAATGAAGATGCCAGATCCTAAGCAACTAACGACTGACCAGCTTTATTTCCGTGACCCTGCCGTAGAGCCGCCGCCGAAGAACGTAAACATGCTGCTGCTTAATCCTGGTGGTGTACTCATCGTAGGTACATGGAGCTACGACTGTTTGGCGTGGTGTCCGAAGCCTAAAATTCCAAAGTCATTAAAAGAAAAAATTAGGATAAAAAATGTCAACACTGGAACAGAAAGCGATTGAGCTTGATGAAATCAGAAAAGCAAGGATACTAAGATCAAACGAAATTGACGTAGATAAATATCTTGCTGCATCTGATATATCTTTACAAGTAAAAAACGCTTCAGAGTGGTTAGATAAGATTAAGCGTGATTATGTTACGCCACCAGAGTCTATTAAATGCCAAATGCCTTGGACTAAAACACATGGAGAGTTTAGTTTTAGGCCTGGTGAGGTTACTGTTTACGCTGGTGCTAATGGTCATGGTAAAAGTCTAATCACTGGTCAGATTGCGCTGTATCTTGTTAAGCAAGGCGCAAAAGTATGTATAGCTTCGTTTGAAATGAAGCCTGAGCGTACATTGCACAGGATGCTTAGACAGTTCTCAGGTGAGTTTATAGACGATCCGATGACGCGAGACAAGGCCAAGTACATTGAAAGCCTTACATATCGATTTGATGCGTTTATCGGTGAAAACCTTTGGTTGTATGACCAGCAAGGCTCAACGAATCCTAAGATTGTCATTGCAATGGCGAGATATTGCGCTATAGAACTAGGCATACAACATATTTTTATTGACTCGTTAATGAAGTGTGTTAATGCTGAAGATGACTACAACCAGCAGAAATATTTTGTGGATGAACTAACAGCATTGGCCAGAGATCATAACGTACACATCCACCTGATTCACCACGTTCGTAAGCTTCAGTCTGAGGAAGTAGCTCCGAACAAGAACGACCTAAAGGGAAGCGGCTCTATCGCTGACCAAGTTGATAACGTTCTTATCATGTGGCGCAACAAGAAGAAGTCAAACATGCTGCGAGCTGGTGAGCGTGTAGATCCAGGAATGCCAGATGCTTATCTAATGTGTGAAAAGCAGCGTAATGGTGAAGCTGAGGAAATGTATGCGTTGTGGTTTAACGCTGCATCGCAACAGTTTGTAGAGGATTTAGGTCTAGGGCCGATGGACTTTGATAATAAAGGTAAGCTGTGAAAGTACTGATTGCTTGTGAATATAGCGGGACAGTGCGCGATGCCTTTATAGAAGCCGGCCATGAGGCAATTTCATGCGATCTTTTGCCAACAGATGTGCCTGGGCCCCATTATCAAGGCGATGTGCGCGATGTTTTAAATTACCCGTGGGATTTAATGATTGCACATCCACCATGTACTGATTTGGCTGTGTCTGGTGCTGCATGGTTTGAAGAAAAACGTTTTGACGGTAGGCAACAAGCGGCGGCAAGTTTTTTTATGATGTTGGCAAAAGCCGACATACCATGTATTGCAATTGAAAACCCAGTATGCGTTATGTCAAGCTTATGGAGAAAACCAGATCAGATTATTCAGCCTTGGATGTTCGGGCATCCAGAACAAAAAGCCACATGTCTTTGGCTTAAAGGTTTGCCTAATTTAAAACCTACTAATGACGTTTACAAACAAATGATGGAACTACCAAAAAATGAACGTGAGCGCATTCATTATTTGCCGCCATCTGAGGATCGTTGGAAAATTCGCAGCCAAACGTTTAAAGGAATAGCAGAGGCAATGGCGAGTCAATGGTCAATTCAAAAAGAATTGTTTAATTATGAACGATGAAGAATATCGTCATCAGTGCGAAGTCCGCTACATTCTTCAATGGCGTGCATTTGACCGTAGCCAAGCTATCAAATATCTATCAGACGTAAGAAAGCGCCGTGGTGATGCTGCTGCTGATAGGCTGGTAAACGATTGCAAGGAACAATGGGAACGCGGGAATCGCGGAGAAAAGGGAGATTGGCGTGGATAAACAACGTATATACGATGCGATGCTTATTAAAGCATTCCGTAAGGATATTCGCATGGCTGACCTTGAGAAATGGTTAAAGCCTTATTGTATAAAAATTGATGATGGCACATTGAATCGTGTACCAAAATACGTTTTTTGGCTTGGTAGAGTACAAGAAATGGTAGGTCGTCACTTAAAGCCTCTTGCTGATAGGCTTTGGGATACTACTCCAATTGATGACATAAAAACTCTTGATTGGATGAAAAATTTAAATTGTGAAAATACAAATAGAAAATGGGATACAGAGCGGCAAAAGTTAAAAAGAGACTCTAATAATGCTAGACGCAAAACAAAGATTCTTGCCAATGCAATTAAAAATGATAAAAACAAAGCAAGTAATCAATGGAATGTAACTAAATAAAGTGATTAAGCTAACTCTACCTTTACCGCCGACAATCAATCACTACTACGGGACTCATGGGAAACGCAGGTTTATCCGTCCTGCTGGCATTCAATACCGCAAAGAAGTCGCGGATATAGTGTCTGACTTAGGATGCAAGACTTTGGATGGTAGGTTGTCCGTGTTCGTAGCTATCTGGCCTAGCAATCGCATACGCCAGGATTTGGATAACCGGCTAAAGGCGCTCCAAGATTCTTTAACACATGCTGGTATATGGTTGGACGATAGCCAAATAGATGAGCTGCATTTGGTACGCCGAGAGGTAATTAAAGGCGGGAAAGTAGAAGTTGTTATCGTGGAGAAAGAAATTGCCGAACAACAAAAGACCGAGAAAAACACATAAGCCGCGTCTAGCTGCTATGCCGCTGACTATCCGGCATAACGAAGAAGCCGAGCGCGAGTTGCAGTTAACGCCACACATGGAGCTAATGAAATTCCGCGAAGGTTACGCAGACGAGAAAAGCTGGCACACGATCGTTTGTCGTCTAAACATTGGCGTGATTGCAGCTAATGAGGTAGGCGACGATTACAGCGGGATACGCAAAGGGCTGGACGCTATGCTGCGTATTCAGGATAGGTATAACAAAACGCAGAAATGGGGTATTTCAGGCGAGGATTACCGCGATATTGGCGATGCGCTAGTGCAGACTGATAACCTACAGCTATCAATGACGCGAAAGCAATTAGCAAAAGCTATTAAATATGTCTATAAGAATGCAGCTATGAATTAGAACTGAACGATAGAAAAAATTGTGTTGCGCCCAAAAAACGTAAATGAGATGATTCTTTCACGGCAGCACAATATTAATTTACTAGGAAACCTTGAGAGTTAAAAATGACGAAATTTAAAATGCTTGGAATCAGCGACAAAACAGAGTGCGATTGCTGCGGCAAAAAAAATCTTCGCAGTTCTATTGCCCTTGAAAGCATGGATTCTGGGGAAGTTGTTTACTTTGGTGTCGATTGTGCTGCAATGGCTTTGCGTCAGCGTTACATGGGTAAAACTTACAAAATTTCACGCGAAGCAGCAAAAAGCATGGCAAAAAGAGCAAGAAAAGAAACAGTGATTGTCGAATCTCTCTAACTAATCCAAGCGAAAGCCGGGTTATTTACACAATGTTGAAAACTTGCGCTATACTTTGGTTGTCTATGTGGCAGCATGGATTCAAAGCCGTTTAGCTTTGGTTCTTTACCCGAAAGGGAGCGCTGCCACGCTGAGAGCCAAAACTAGACGGCTTTTTTGTTTGTTGCTGCATAGACCGTACTGTTCGCGTTAGAAGTGAGTCCATGTCCGGGACTGCCAACAAGAAAACCGGATGCGCTAAACGGGACGGCGCAGCAAGCTTGCCACAGGTATTGCAGAAACAAGCCAAAATGGTTGATTGACGGTTGGGCCACGATACGGTCGGCTTGGAAGAAGAATGTGGTCACGAGAGTGAGACAATTTTGAGGTTAAACCTTGAGATTGTTAAAGAGGTGATATCAACCTCTCGTCCCGTACTATTGCCTAAAAAAATGACTAGACAATTAGATCCTCACGAAGCTATAAACTTCATGATTAAAAACGCTGAATCATATGCACAGGCTAAGGCTAACGTCACATATCTTGAGCAGTTTCGGAAAAGCAAGAAAGCCATGTTGTTTGCTGAGGCTCCAGGATCTACGGTAGCCGATAAAGAGAACTTTGCTTATCGTCATCCAGAGTACATGCAAGTTTTGGATGGCCTAAAGGACGCTGTAGAAGAAGCTGAGAGGCTTCGCTGGATGCTAGTAGCTGCACAGGCTCGTATTGATGTTTGGCGCTCTCAAGAAGCATCTAATCGTGGATTAGATAGGAATACACAATGAATATAATGACGTATAAAGGGAAAAGAGTTGCTGAAGTGCTTGTTGCTTTTGATACTGAAGATAAGCCTGATTTTTCTGATGCTTATTTCTTTTCTGCAATTCTTGAGGATGGAACAGAATTAAGAGACTTTGAGCTAGATGATTTGACTGAAATGTATCCAGAAGTAATTAACGAAATTGCTAATGATTTATCGGAATAAAAAGTTACTTGAAGTTGTAAGGAATATTCCTTGCCAGCATTGTGGAAGGGAAGATGGAACAGTTGTCGCCGCACACTCTAACCAGTTGCGAGATGGGAAAGGACGCGGTATAAAGGCTAGTGATTATCGAATCGCTGGCCTTTGTTTTATGTGTCATTCTGAGCTAGATCAAGGCAAGAACTGGAGCAAAGCCGAGCGCATTGAGATATGGGAAGAAGCACATCGTAAGACCATTGGCGAACTATTTGAACGTGGATATTTGGAGGTTGTTAAATGAAAAAAACTAAAGCTGAGAAGAAGATTAGCAAGGTTATGACAGAATTTGGCAAAGGCCAGCTTCATAGTGGTAAAGGTGGCCCTGTTGTTAAATCTCAAAAGCAAGCAGTAGCTATTGCATTGTCGCAAGCAGGTATGTCTAAGAAAGGTAAAAAGAAATGAAAGATATTATGAACAAAGTCAAGAATATGAGCATGACTGATAAAGAGTTGCTTAAAGAGTATCTTGATGAGGAAGAAAAGAAAAAGGAAAACGGAGTTAACAATAAGATGAAAATTGAAATTGAGATCCCGCTTGGTAAAAGCAAAAAGGAAAAGATGAAATGATTGATAGGCTCCTGGTGGTTGCGTTGACTTTAAGCATCTTGGTCAACGCTTTTTTTCTTTGGATAATGATTATTGATTGATGCAAGCAATCGTAATTTGCTCAGTAGGAAACAAAGGTCTATACATATTGCTTGAAAGTATCAGGCAGTATGCGCCAGAGCTATTAGTGTATGTCTCTGGCCGTGGCTTGGAAATGTATGACCAAGTAAAAATGCGGCTTCCTAATGCCGTATGGACTGAGAACATAGCTAACAACTTTGGTGATGCGTATAACGCTGCTGTAACACATGCGTTTGAGCACGGTGGTTTTGATAGTGTAATCCTGGCAAATGACGATGTTGTGCTTACGCCTACAGCCATTGCTATGCTTAAGGAAGATGCAAAGCTATTGGAGACTAGAGGATTTAGTTATGGTTTTCTTGGCGCAAGATCAGATTACGTACTAGAAGCACAGAATATTAGGTTTCCAGTGGCAAATGATGAGGCCATCGGACTGCGGTACGCTTCAGAGCAAAGCATTAAGCTGGCAGATGTTATCGCGCCTATCTTTGCTGTAGTAAAACGAGATGTTTGGGATAAAGTAAAGTTTCCTAGTACTAACTGGTATTCTGATAACATTATCTGTGCTGATATGGCGAAACTAGGCTATCAGCATTTTGTATCGAGGGCTTATGTGCATCACGCGGGAAGTCAAACAGTAGGGGATGACTTCGCAAAATGCCATGAGGAACCAAGAGAATGGATAAAGGCCAATCGGCCGGATATGTACGAGGCTATATATGGGATTACTTGATAGCGTAACGCAAGCGATAAAAGACCAATACCAGACTACTAAGCGTGGGTTGGGGTTGCTTATGTCTGACCCGAATCAGTTTGCTAGCGAGACGGCTGCTAGGTATTTCCCGACCAAAGAAGAAGAACAACAGTTTAGATTAGCGCAACGCTCTGGCGCAGATATTACGCAAACGCCGTACTATCAAAAGATGTTTAACTTGGCGCAATTTCAAGGAAGCATTAAGCCAAAAGGATTGCTTACGCCAAATCAACAAGCAATAGCTGATATTCGTCAAATTCAGTCAGAAAGAATTCCAACCGATCTTTCATGGGTAAACAATCCGGTTGCGCCTAATCCACCAAAGCCGTCAATAAGTAACAATCCATTTGGGAAGGGCATAGTTTATGAAAAAATTGGGAATAGCACAGTTTCTTATCAATTAGGCGATGATGGTATTTTAAAAATATTTAGCCTTAGAACTCCACAATCAAAAAGAGGTCAAGGTTCTGCTACTGAGGCGATGAATCAAATTGTTCAAAAAGCAGACAAGTATGGAATACCAATTAAACTAGATGCTAGCCCACTTGATAAAAAAACAAGACTAGACAAATTAGTTAATTTTTATCAAAAGTTTGGGTTTGAGCCAACTGGCGAAAAAGTAAATGTTTTAGGCGAACCAGTAATGATGAGAAAGCCTAAATAATTAAATCAAAGTAACAGCATGACACCTAAAGGTAGTGCAAATTGCAAATTAAAACTGTTTCTATAGAAAAATTAATTCCTTACGTCAAGAATAGCCGCACACATTCTGACGCTCAGGTAGCCCAAATCGCAGCCAGTATTAAAGAATTCGGCTGGACTAATCCTATCCTTATTGACGGCGAGAACGGCGTTATAGCTGGCCACGGTAGGCTATTGGCGGCAAGAAAGTTAGGTAACAAAGAGGTTCCTGTTATTGAGTTGGCGCACATGACGGAAAGCCAGAAGAAGGCTTACGTTATTGCCGACAATCAATTAGCTATGAATGCTGGTTGGGATGCTTCTATATTGTCTTTGGAGCTTGCTGACTTAAAAGAGCAAGGGTTCGAGATGGATATACTCGGATTCGACCCTAAAGAGTTAGATAAGCTGCTGGAGCCTGAAAAGGTAGATGGATTAACGGACGAAGATGCTGTACCTGATGTTCCTATAGAGGCTAAGACAAAGCTTGGCGATATTTATCAACTTGGCAATCATCGGTTAATGTGTGGGGATAGCACGAGCATTGATGCGGTAGAGAAATTGATGGATGGTCAGAAAGCCGATATGGTGTTTACTGATCCTCCTTATAGGATGGAAGCTGAGGGTGGCAGCAATCAACCAATTGGTCGCGCTGCGGCAAAATTAGGCGAAGCAATCAAACATTTATGTGATTTTGACCCAATTGCATTTTTAAATACTTTGCCGACAGTTTTTGATAAAAATAAATTAAACGCATATATATTTTGCAATAAAGATTTAGTTCCAGATTATTTAAAGTGGGGCGTTGAGGCTGGATATAACTTTAATATATTGTTTTGGAAAAAGCCTAATGCAATTCCATTAGGTGGACAACATAGACCTGATGTTGAATATTTATTATTTTTTAGAAAGTCTGCAATTTGGAATAATGCTTTAAAAAATGCTAATTATTCAAAATGCCTAGAATTTGGTAGAGAAGCTGGACTTCATCCAACAATGAAACCAGTTGCAATGATAGAAAATCAGCTTTTAATTTCATCTAATACAAATTCTATTGTGATGGATTTTTTTGGCGGATCAGGAAGCACAATGATTGCTTGTGAGAAACTAGGGAGGCAAGCAAGGCTAATGGAACTAGACCCTAAATACTGTGACGTTATAGTAAAGAGATGGGAAGATTTCACCGGCAAGAAAGCCGTATTATTAACAGACGAGTAACATTTACCCTCAATAAAATGGTAGAGCATAAACCTACGGATGAGCAAAGGAAGCTAGTCGAAACATCGGCTGGTCTTGGCTTGCCACATGAGCAAATAGCCGCGCTTATTGGCATTGAGGATAAGACGCTGCGAAAGCATTACCGCGCGGAATTGGATCTTGGCAAAGCCAAAGCAAGCGCACAAATAGCAAAAACGCTGTTCAACAAGGCGCAAAGCGGCGATACAACGGCATTGATATGGTGGACTAAAGCGCAAATGCGGTGGGCTGAAACACAGAAGCAAGAGGTAAGCGGCCCTGATGGTGGAGCGCAACAGCACACAATCACATGGCAGAAATAGTTATCCCTTACAAGCCGCGAGAGCAGCAGCGGCAAATCCACGAGGCTATTGATAGCCATCGGTTCTCTGTAGTTGTGGCCCATCGAAGAATGGGGAAAACTGTTAGCGCAATCAATCATCTTATCAAGGCCGCAATCGAGTGCGATAAGCCTAATCCGCGCTTTGCCTACATTGCCCCAACGTACAGCCAAGCCAAGCGAGTTGCATGGGATTACGTCCTAGAGTTTACTCGGCCACTGAAGGCTGTGCCAAACATTGCTGAACTTAGGGTGGACTTTTGGGGTAGGCGTATATCTCTTTACGGATCGGACAACCCAGATTCCCTGCGTGGTCAGTACTTTGATGGCGTGGTTATCGATGAGGTTGGCGACCAAAACCCCAAGATTTGGAACGAGATTATCCGCCCGGCACTAGCTGACAGAGCTGGATGGGCGTTGTTTATCGGTACACCTAAAGGCAACAACCACTTTAAAGACCTGCGAGACAGGGCTGAAGAATCGCCAGATTGGGCGCTGCTAGAGTTCAAAGCCTCTCAGACTGGCGTACTGCCAGCGTCAGAGTTAAAGGCCGCGCAGCATGAAATGGGCGAGGATAAGTACAACCAGGAATTTGAGTGTTCGTTCAATGCAGCAGTTGAGGGGAGTTACTACGGCAAACTCATTAACGATATTGAAGGGCTTGGTCGCATTACTGAGTTTCCTACTGACGATTTGTGCCGCAGCTTTGTTGCGTGGGATCTTGGTATGGGGGATTCGACTGCACTATGGGTTGCACAAATTGCTGGCAAGGAAGTCCGCCTAATTGATTGCGTAGAGAATCATGGCGTTGGGCTGGATTGGTACGTTAACTGGTTGCGCGAACACAAATACCAGACTTACAGCCAGATTCTTCCGCATGACGTGGAGGTAAGGGAGCTTGGCACGGGAAGAAGCCGTAAAGAGGTACTAATGGATGCAGGGCTGGATATTACTGTATGCCCGAGACTCAGCGTTGCTGACGGGATCCAAGCCGTTCGTAGGTTGATTCCGCGTTGCTGGTTTCATGCACGGACAAAGAATGGGCTAAATGCTCTGCGGAACTATAGGCGTGAGTTTGAGGAGCGGCGCAGCGTTTATTACGATAAGCCGTTGCATGACTGGTCTAGCCATTTCTCTGACGCATTTAGATACTTGGCGATAGGTCTTGACGAATCAGATAGTTCGTGGCAATCAACTTTGCCTATTAAGACAAATTGGATTGTATAATGGCAAAAATTAGCCATTAAGGGCAAGCTATGGATTCAGGACAAATTAAAGGCATTCTTGATAATGAAATCGATAATGCTATTGGTTTTATCGAGACAGAAACGACTGAGGCGCGTCGAAAAGCCCTTGATTTTTACCTGCGCAATCCATACGGCAATGAAATTGAAGGCCGGAGCCAGATTGTTACAGGAGAAGTTGCTGAAGCAATTGATGGCGCACTGCCGCAACTAATCCGTGTGTTTACTACTACGGAAGATATTGTTTACTTCGAGCCGCAATCGCCTGGCGACGAAGAAACTGCCAAGCAAGCCACGGATTATTGCAATTGGGTTTTCTACCGCGAAAACGATGGCCTCCTGATTCTCCACAATTGGTTTAAAGACGCGCTGCTGCAAAAGGTTGGCGTGGTTAAGGCTTATTGGGAGAAGAAAGAGGACGTTAATGTAGAGAAATACAAGAACCTGTCAGAAGATGAGCTTGCAATGCTTCTGTCTGACGGGTCTCTTGAGGTTGTTGAACAGGAAGTGGAGTTTATTGAAGGTGGTATTGACCCTATGGGCATGCCGATTCAAGTTCCCGTTTATGAAGTTAAGGTTCGCTCTGTAAAGAAGTACGGCTGCGTAAAGATTGAGAACGTACCGCCGGAAGAATTCATTATCTCTAAATCCGCTCGGACTATTAAGGAATCGCCGTTTGTCGCGCATCGTCGTTTTATGACGCGCTCCGAGCTTATTGCGCTTGGCTACGATAAAAAGGTTGTGGACGGATTGCCGTCTTACGATGACCTGCAATTTACGCCTGAGCGCGTTGCTCGATTCTCTCAGGGTGAGCAGCCTGACGAAGACACTAGCCTTGACCATGCAATGCAGACAATCGAGGTATTTGAGTGCTATATCCGCATTGACGAAAATGAGGATGGAATTGCCGAGCTTCGCCGTATTGTTTACGCTGGCGCCGAAATTCTAGATGACGATGAGTGCGATTACGTTCCGTTCCATGCCGTGTGCCCTATCCATATTCCGCACAAGTTCTTTGGACAGTCACTCGCTGACCGCACGATGGATATTCAGCTTATCAAGTCCACGGTAACCCGTCAGATGCTGGATAACCTGTATTTAACGAACAATGCTCGGGTAGGCGTTGTCGATGGGCAGGTAAACATTGACGATATGCTTAACGCCACTCCTGGCGGCGTTATTCGCATGAAGAATCCGAACGCAATGGTTCCGATTCAAGTTCCTGCGGTGACTGCTCAGGCGTTCCCGATGCTTGAGTATCTGGACGCTGTGCAAGCTAAGCGAACTGGTGTTAGTGACGCGCAACAAGGTCTTGACCCTGACGTTTTGAATAATGTCAGCGCGACCGCTGTTGCTGCGATGATGAAGTCTAACTCGGGCAAGCTGGAGTTGATTGCGCGAATCTTTGCTGAAACTGGCGTTAAGTCCCTGTTTAAAGGGATTCTGCATCTGCTGGGCAAATATCAGGACAAACCTAAGCTGGTTCGCATGCGTGGCAAGTTTGTTCAGTTTGATCCGCGCACTTGGACGAATGAATACGATGTATCGGTTAACGTTGGCCTAGGCTCTGGCGACCGTGAGCAGAAGCTGGCAATGCTGCAAATGATTCTTCAGAAACAAGAGCAGATTCTTCAGCAGTTCGGCCCATCTAATCCGCTGGTTAGCGTTGGCCAGTACCGCAACACTCTGGCACGGCTCATTGAGGCCGCTGGTTTCAAGGACGCAAGCGCATTCATGAACGAGATTACTCCAGAGATGGACGCGCAATTGTCGCAGCCTAAGCCGCCAGCACCAGACGCGCAAGCACAAGCCGCAGAACTATTTGCCCAGGTTGAGCGTGAAAAGATGCAAGCCAAGGCGCAGATTGACGCTGCCAAGTTGGATCTTGAGCGTCAGCAGCTAGAGGCTGAATTTACCAAGAAGGGCATCGAGATGCAGATGCAAAGTCAGCGTCAACAAGCCGAACTCAAGATTAAAGAGGCTCAGGTTGCAGTGCAGCAGCTTCAGGCTATTCTGGCTATGGATATTGCTGATGAACAGACTCGCAATAAACAGGCTGAGATTGTTCTAAAAGCGATTAAAGAGCTTGGTAATATCACCGGGATGCGATAATGGATAATAGAAGCCTTTATCAATTGCTTGATTACATAGTTAAGGATGGTATTACATCCTATGGTGCTAGGTTTGCTGAAAGAGCAAATGAGCCACTCAGCATAAAAGGTAAGGGATATTTTGGTTTAATCCAATCTCCAGAAGGTTACTCTACTGAAATTTCATCTACTGATGAGTTTGGTCGCAGTTATCCTATGTTGTCTCCAAACATGACAAAATCAGATATTGAATATTTAATTAGTATGGAGAGGCCAACTGAGGATATGTACAGAAAAGCTGAACAATGGGCAGAATATCGCAGATCACTTGGTCAAGATCCATTTGCAACACCTACTGAGCTAAGAATTCCTATTGGTGCATTTTCTGGCCTTTTGGGGGAATAATGGATAAAGCGGCGTGGGCTAATAATCTGCTATTGGATCCGATGTTTAAAGAAATGATGGATACTCTAAAGTCAGAACAAATGACAAGGTTTCTTACATCTAACGCTGATGATGTTAACGTTAGAGAAGATTGTTACTTGCGGATTAATGTGTTGGACAGTATTAGTAATCATCTGCAAAGCATTGCAGCTGATAAACTAATTGACAAAAAGCGTTTTAAGATTTTTTAACCAACCTTATAATTAAGGAAATACGATGAGCGATACTGATGGCATGACTCCCGAGCAGGGAAATGCACAGTTGGACGTTAACGGTGCAGCTAACGCTATCTTGGGCCTTATGGGTGGTGATGAGGACTCCGACAATGGACAATCCGAACTCCAAGCCGAAGCCAACGATAGCGAGGCCGAATCTGACGAATCTGAGGATTATTCCGACGATGCAGAGGTAGAACAAGAAGATAACGATGAACAAGTAGAGCAACCGAAATACCGCGTGAAAGCCGCTGGCGAAGAACGCGAGGTGACGCTAGACGAACTCATTAAAGGTTATCAGCTTGGCACTGATTACACGAAGAAATCGCAGACGGTAGCAGAAGAGCGCAAGGCTGTAGAAGCAGAACGCCAGCGTATTGAGGAAGCTAAGGTACTGAGGGATCAGTACGCGCAACGGCTGCAACTGATTGAGCAGATGCTGAATCAACAGCCGGAAACGGAAAATCTAGACTTTTTGAAAGAGAACGATCCTATCGGTTATGCCGTTAAGGTCGCAGAACTTTCGCAGCGTGAGAAGCAACTAGCTCAGGTTCGTGCAGAGCGTGAGCGTATCATGCAACAACAGATGCAAGAGCAGCAGCAGACTTTGCAACAAAAAGTAGCAGAGGAAGCGCAGAAACTTGCAGCTGTATTGCCTGAGTTTGTTGATCCGCAAAAAGGTGATGTTGTCCGTAAAGAGATTCGTAATTACGGGAAGCAACTAGGTTTTTCTGATGAGGAACTTGCGAATGTCTATGACAGTCGCGCGGTTTTGACTCTATGGAAGGCTATGCAGTATGACAAATTGCAATCTGCAAAGCCAAATATTACGAAAAAGGTTAATGAAGCGCCTAAAGCCATTAAGCCTGGCGTAGCACAAATCCGTGATAGCAATAGCGAAGAACTGAAGAAACTGAAGGCTAAGGCGCGTAGCTCTGGACGAGTTGCAGATGCCGCAGCCGTTTTTGAACGATTCTTGTAAAGGAAATAAATCATGGCAACTTATACCGCTCATTCGGCCATTGGCCAACGTGAAGATCTGACCGATGTTATCTATAACATCAGCCCGACCGAAACTCCGTTTATGTCGTCTATTGGCAAGACTAAAGCGACTGCTGTTTACCACGAATGGCAGACTGACTCGCTGGCTGCTGCAACCACGGCTAACGCTGCGATTGAAGGCGCTGACGCATCGGACGCAACCCTGTCGCCGACCGTTCGCCTCGGTAACTATACCCAGATCATCGAGAAAACCATCAAGGTTTCCGGTACTCTGGACGCAGTGAACAAGGCTGGCCGTAAGTCGGAAAAGGCTTACCAGCTGGCTAAGGCATCGTCTGAACTGAAACGCGATCTGGAAACGATCCTGCTGTCGAACCAAGGCCGTTCGGCTGGTAGCTCGACGACTGCTCGTAAACTTGGTTCGCTGCTGTCGTGGATCAAAACCAACTCGGACGTTGGCTCGGGCGGTGCAGATCCGGCAACCATCGGTGTTTCGACCCGTACGGATGGCACTCAGCGTACCTTTACCGAGGCACTGCTGAAAACCGTGGTTGCTGAGGTTTACACCTCGGGCGGCTCGCCGAAGATCCTGATGGTTGGTGCTGCTGGTAAACAGAAAGTCTCGTCGTTCGCTGGTATCGCTGCACAGCGTTTCCAAGCACCGGCCAATACCCCGACTACCATCATCGGAGCCGCTGATGTGTATATGTCGGACTTTGGCACGATGAGCGTTGTCCCGAACCGCTTTATGCGTTCGCGTGATGCTCTGGTGCTTGACCCTGAGTACGCAGCACTGGCTTACCTGCGCCCGTTCCAGACCGTTGAACTGGCCAAGGCTGGTGACGCTGATAAGACCCAGATCCTGGCTGAAGTCACGCTTGAGGTTAAGAATGAGGCCGCTCATGGCATCATTGCCGATCTCGATATGTCGCTGTAATTAAGTAGTAAACCCCCCGGCCTAGTGTCGGGGGAACTACATTGAGGGAACATGAGTAAACCTATAAGGACTCAGACTGTATATGAGGACGGTGATGGCGGTATCATCATCGAAACTAAACAGGATGTTAGCGAAATCATTGAGGCTAATAAGGCTCAACTAGATTTCGATAAACAACGTACAGGGCATCTAAACGAGCTACATCACGTTGCAAGAATCCCGTTCACGGTTATTGATGACCTGAACAAAAAAGGGGTTATGCGCGGGTTTAACGTGATTGATGAGGTTGGCTTCGCTAGGTGGCTGAACGATCCTGAAAATGCCGTTTGGAAAACTTATAGGGGAACTGTATGAGAGTTGGCGTATGTGTGCCGTGTCGTGATGAGGTAATGACTGGCTTTGCTTTTGACTTTGCTCGTATGACTGCACACGATGCTTCGGTTCGATGCAAAGATGGCAAAGGTGGATTGAGTCTTTACACGATGCCTGGAACGCTTATTTTCGACCAGCGTGAGAAGTTGGTAGAAGTGGCGCTAAAAGAGGGCTGTGACGCTGTTCTGTTTATTGACAGCGACATGCGATTCCCTCACGACATCATTACTATCCTTCTTAGCCGTGAAGTGCCTATTGTTGGGGTTAACGCTACTACCCGTAGAAAACCTGTTACACCTACTGCTAAATTGCTCACAAAGCAGGAAAATGGCAAAGAAGTGGTGTACAAGTGGGAAAACATTGATTCCCGTGGCAAACAAGGCATTCAAGCAGTTACGGCAGTTGGTTTTGGTGCTGTCTTGATTCGCAAGGAAGTGTTTGATGCTATCCCTCGACCGTGGTTTGATACTGGATGGGGGCCGAATGGTGTTTGTGGTGAGGATGTGCATTTCTGCGTTAAAGCCGGTGATTATGGCTTTGAAACGTATGTAGACCATGAGCTATCGATGCACATCCGCCATATTGGTACTTATGAATACGGCTGGAAAGACTTTGAACAGCTAGAGGAATAACATGGCAATTAGTACATACTCAGAACTACAAACTACGATTGCCAATTACTTGGCGCGTAGTGACCTGAACGCCATTATTCCAGACTTCATTAAACTGGCTCAGAATCGCCTTAGCCGCGATCTACGAATCCGCCAGATGTTGGCTGTAGCCACAGCGCAAACTAATGCCGGTGACTCAACTATCGGCCTTCCTACGGATTTTCTTGAGATGCGCGACATTCATCTCGATACCAATCCTGTTGTTAGCCTGAGCTATATGGCTCCTAATAACTTCTATAGCAAGGCTCGCACTAAAGAATCTGGAAAGCCAGTCAACTACACTGTTTTGGCTAACGAGATGCAACTAGCGCCAGTGCCCGATAGCACTTATACGCTGCAAATGTTGTATTACGTTAATCCATCGCCGTTGAGTGCGGATACTCCTACCAATGTTTGGCTTGTGTATTGCCCTGATGCTCTGCTTTATGCTTCGTTGGCTGAGGCAGAGCCTTATTTGATGAATGATGCACGAATACAAACATGGGCTGCTCTGTATGAGCGTTCTATTGCTTCTATTTCTAACGCAGATCAGGGTGGCGAGTATAGTGGCCAGCCTATGGTAATGACTTTTAATTGAGGTGAATCATGGCAGAAATGTCGAACTATCTTGAGAATGCGATGATTAACGCGGTTCTCCGTAATACTACATATACTAGCCCGGCTACCGTGTATGTTGCACTGTTTACCACTGACCCGACTGATGCAAATACTGGCACTGAAGTGTCTGGTAATGCGTATCAACGCACTGCGGTGACGTTTGGCGCTCCGAGCAACGGTGTTAGCACGAATAGCGGCGCTGTTACGTTCCCTACTGCTACCGGCTCCTGGGGTACTGTAACGCACATTGGCATTATGGATGCGTCTACCAGCGGTAACCTGCTGTTCCATACTCCGCTTGATACGTCGAAAACCATCACTAGCGGCGACATTTTCACGATTTCGACCGGCAACCTGTCCGTAACTCTGGAGTAATCTATGGCGCTCGTTATCGCTGACCGGGTTAAGGAAACGTCCACCACGACCGGCACAGGCACACTTACTCTGGGCGGCGCTGCTACCGGCTATCAGACGTTTGGTACAGCGATTGGAAGCGGCAATACTTGTTACTACGCCATTACGCTCGACTCTGCTTGGGAAGTCGGGCTTGGAACCGTAGGAACTGGAACGCTTTCACGAGACACAGTGCTGGCATCGTCCAATAGCGGCAGTTTGGTAAATTTTGCCGCTGGCACGAAAGAAGTGTTTGCAACTTATCCGGCTGGCAAAGCTGTTTATAAAGACTCTGCTGGAGATGTTGTTGGCCTAAAGATTGGCACTGATGTTCAGGCTTATGACGCCGATCTGACGACTTGGGCTAGCAAGACCGCGCCTAGTGGTACGGTGGTTGGAACTAGCGATAGTCAGACTCTGACGAACAAAACCATTGCTCTTGGCAGTAATACGGTATCAGGAACAATCGCGCAGTTTAATACTGCGGTTACTGATGCTGATTTTGCTACGATTGCCGGAATTGAAACGCTAACTAACAAAACCATTACCGCAAGAGTTAGCTCAACCACTAGCATAAGTTCGCCCCTTGCATGGAACAGCGACAATTTTGATTTATATGCTGCTACGGCTCAAGCTGGTGCGCTAACAATTAGTGCAGATGCCGCTACTACTGGCCCGACAAACGGCCAAAAGATGATTTTTCGTCTAACTTGCGATGGCACAGCGCGGACTATCACATTTACTGGCGGTGTAAGCAAAGGATTTAAACCAGTTGGTGTTACGTTGACGACAAGTGGCAGTGATTTTACTTATACGCTAACCATTAATAAAACTACCTATTTTGGTTGCATTTACAACACCGGAAGTTCTAGGTGGGAAATTGTTGCTTTGTCTCAAGAGGCATAACAATGGCTGTTTGTCTTGTCATTGATGAGGTCACAAAAACAGTGGTAAACCGCATTGTTGCTGAACCAACGGATATGGCTCCGATTGGATGCTATCTTGTTGAGCAAGTAGATATGTCAGTTGATATTGGGTGGGTTTTGGATGGAAATAATTTTATAAGCCCTAATCCTCCTGTCGTGGAGCCATAAATGGCGACAAAAACCGTACTTTTAACATCTGGAACATCGTGGACTGTTCCTGCTGACCTTGATACATCAGCTAACGTAACTGTTATTGCTATTGGTGGCGGCGGCGGCGGTGGTCGAGGATCAAACAATAGCCGAGGTGCAGGTGGCGGTGGTGGTGGCGGTTGGTCGCAATCGTCTATTAGTCTTTCTGGAATTTCAACCGCTTATTATTCTATTGGTGGCGCTGGAACTGGCGCTACTGCTGCTAATACCGCTGGTACTTCTGGTGGGCAAACATGGTTTAACAAAGCAACCAATGCCGCTCCAACTCTATCTTCTAATGGTGTTGTTGCTAATGGTGGCGGCGGCGGCGCTGCATCTCAAACAGGCGGAACAGCTGGATCAACAACTGGCGCTGTAGGGTCAACAACTTATGCTGGCGGCGCTGGTGGGTCTACATCTTCAAGCAATAGGGCTGGTGGTGGCGGCGGAGGATCTGCTGCTTCTTCTCTTGGTGCTGGCAATGTTGGAGGTGCGTCTGGAGCTAGCGAACAAACTGGTGGTGGTGGCGGCGGCGGCGTAGGCGGTGCGGGCGCAGCATCATCGTCTACGAAGCCGAGTGCTGGTGGCGATGGTGGACTAAGTTACTCAAGCGCGTCCGGCGGCACTGGAGGCACTGTTGGCACATCAAACGGTAATCCTGGTGGTTCTGGAGCAAATGGAGCGGGTGGTGGCGGCGGTGGTGCAGCGCCTAACGTAACTAATGCGACTGGAGGAGCAGGTGGCTCTGGTGGCGCTGGCACTGAATACGCAATTTCCGCTGGCGGAACTGCTGGCTCTGGCGGCGGTGGTGGCGGTGGCGGCGGCACGACAAACTCAACTAATGCAACAGGTGGCGCAGGTTCTGCTGCTGGCAATTATGGCGGCGGTGGAGGCGGTGGCGGTAACGGCAACACGACTTCTGGTGTAGGTGGTAATGGCGCACAGGGCGCAATTATTATCACTTATACCGTTCTGCCGTCATCAAATGGAAACTTCTTTATGATGTTTGCATAAATTGTTTTTAATGTAGTTTGGCCGCAGGAGCCTTAAATGCTTGGTTTTACTCCGTTATCGTCTGCAACACTAGCATCCTTTGGTGAAAGGATTGTAGATGTTTCGGCTGCGATTACTGCGACTGCTACGGTAACGGCACAAGTTGGCGCAGTTGAAGGCTCCGCATCAATTACAGCGACAGGAACTGTTACAGCAATTGCCTATAAACTTATTGAGGCTTCTGCTTCAATAACATCATCGGCAACAATATCCGCTATTGGTGGATATACAAAAAATGGCGTTGCATCAGTAAGCGCAACAACGAATGTATCTGCTGATGCTTTTGTTGATCGAGACTTACCAATTAACGTAACAGCAGGTGCTACAGTATCTTGCCAAGCAGTTGTAACGCATTACACAAACCCTTCAATTTCTAGTCTTACAACCGTATCTGGCATTGGGTATATCTTTGGTGAAGAATGGACAAAACAAGTTGCTGGAAGTGATATATGGCTAAGACAAGGATAATTTTTGGTGCGTGGACTCCTGACCAGCCTGGTATCTCTGGCAGCGTCACAGAAGCTGTTAATTGCTATCCTGTAGCCAATGGCTATGCTGCGCTTAACTCTATTGAGCCATATCCAAATGCTGAAACAACGGCAGGAGAAACATTACAAATAGCGTTTGCGGGTAAGTTTGCTGGCCAAAATAACCTATTTGCTGCTTCTTCTGCGGCGATTTACAAGTTTGACGCAGGGACTAATGACTACGTTGACGTATCTAAAACAGGTGGCTATGCGGCAACATCGTGGGATGTAACGCAGTTCGGCCCTAAGATGATTTTGGCTAACGGCTCTAACAAACTTCAATCGTTTAGTTTGGCTGGATCATCTGCTTTTGCTGATTTATCGGCTGATGCGCCTACGGCTAAATATGTAACCGTTGTTCGTGATTTCGTTGTTGCTGGTAGCGTCGCTGGAGCAGAGTCAACCGTCTATTGGAGCGACATTAACAACGAAACAAACTGGACACAATCATCGTCTAGCCAAGCCGATTTGCAGGTTTTGCCGGATGGTGGCGACATTACTGGATTGGCGGGCGGCGAATATGGTCTAGTGTTCCTTGAACGTGCAATTTACCGCATGACATATGCTGGTAGCCCGTTCTTTTTCCAGTTTGACGCTATTTCTAGGGCTATTGGATGTATCTCTAATGGTTCAATTGCTCAACTAGCTGACAAAACCTATTTCCTTGCTGATGACGGATTCTATGTTTGCAATGGGCAAACCGTATCGCCAATCGGTGCAGAAAAGGTTAACCGCTGGTTCTTTTCTAACGCTGCCCCTGATTTGATTCAAGCCAAGATGAGCGCAACTATTGACCCAATTCGCTCGTTGATTATCTGGGTTGTGCCGACTAACTCTGGCAATAAACTTTTAATTTATAACGCTCAGGTTGATAAATGGTCTTACTCTGAAGAAAACGTCGAATCGTTGGCGTATCTTGTTACTTCATCTTCTACGCTTGAAAGTCTTGATAAGATTTCGATTACGCCAGGGCAAAACACACAAAATGGAACGTATGAGCGAACAGGAACAACTGTAACCGTTAATCTTACGAATCATAAACTTCAGACTAATGCGTTTGTTTATTTTGACGCAACTAGCGGGGGTGCGGCCGATGGCTTTTACCAAATTACGGTAGTTGATGCTAATACGTTTACACTAACAACCGTGGCTAGTGGCGCTATTTCTACGTCAAACTGCGTCATATCGCTGCCTTCTATTGATAATCTAACTGCGAGTCTTGACGACCGAGCATACGCAGGCGGCTCTTGGTTCTTGGGTGGAGTACAAGGGCAGCAGATTTATGGTTTTACTGGCGGCAATCAAACGGCATACATAACGTCCAATGATTTGGACTTTGGGCGTAGCATGATTAGCCTTGCCAAGCCTATTGTGGATAATGGCTCTGCTGATGTGGCAGTTGGCTCTCGAGTGCTGCTTGACCAAACCATAAGCTACGGTAATTTTGTGTCTGCTGATGCAGAGAATAGGGTTTCTCTGCGTTCTAACGGGAATTACCATCGAGTCAGGGTAAAGCCAACTGGCACTGGCTGGACAACGGCTGTTGGCGTTGAGGTTGAATACTTCCAGCAGGGTACGCGATGACTAAGTTCCGCACATTGCCGATGTTTGGCAACGATCCGCGAAATGTAGCAGAGATTGTTCGCGGAATAATGGATGGCAAAACAAATAATACTGGAACGATTACTTTATCCACTGGAAACGCCACCACAACTACTATTTATGACGAGCGTATAGGTTATGAGAGCCTTATTTTTCTAGTTCCCGTATCTTCAGCAGCATATGAAGATTCAGCGCCTTATGGATCGTTTTATTCGACCGTAGACCAGACAGCAGCATCTACTACAACTGCATATGCAGTAACTTATAACACTACTGCCGAAGAAAATGGTGTTTACGTTTCAAATTCCTCAAGAATGAACTTTAGGAATAATGGCGTTTATAACATTCAATTTTCTTTGCAGTTTAAAAACGCATCAAATGATGGCCAGGATGTAGATATTTGGTTTACCAAAAATGGTACAAATATTGCAGACTCAAATAGCCGATTCCATATTCCAGCGCGGAAAAGTACCGGCGATCCTAGTCATTTGATTGCATCAATGAACTTGTTTGTTGATGTTGTTGCTGCAGATTATGTAGAAGTACTATGGCGGACAACTAGCACAGATATTTCTATGGAATATTTCGCGGCAGAATCTAGTCCTACGCGCCCTGCTATCCCATCTGCAATTGCTACTGTACAATACATTGCGCCATCTGCATCAAGTAATGTATATGTTAGCGCACAACAACAAGGGCAAGCCACATTAACCCATTGGGCTAACGACACAGCCGACAAAACTTACGGATACATCATCGTTGGATGACAGAATTTAAATACATTGAGCCAAGCGAGTTGCGGAAATGGTGGCCTAGTATCAGAAAAGGGCTAGACATTATTAAGTCGCATAGTCCTGAAAATTGGATACCAGAGGATGTGTATACAGATTGCTTCAATAAAGTGTCGAGTTTATGGGTAGTTATTGAAAATCAGCGTTTTGCTGGTTTTTTTGTATTACAGAATAATGATTCGAAAGTTCATGTTTGGGCTGCTTGGACGCTAGAAAACAATTATCAAATAGTTGACGAAGGCTTAAAATACATAAAAGCTTTAGCAGGTCAAGTTGGAGCTAAGTATTTGACGTTTTCTAGCCATCGTCGAGGTTGGCAACGTAGGGCGGCTGTTTATGGATTCCGCCCTAATCAATACATTTGTGAGGTGTAATTATGGGCGGTGGCGGCGGTACTACTACTACCAAACCCTGGGAAGAGGCTCAACCTTATATTCTTCAAGGGTATCAAGAGGCTCAAAAACTGTATGAATCTGGTGGCCCGCAGTTTTTCCCCGGCCAAACATACATTTCTCCGTCTGAGGCGACTACTCAAGCACTTAATCTTGCAGAGCAGCGAGCTATGGCTGGCTCTCCGTTGCTTAAGCAAGCACAAAGCGCGGCTGGCAACCTAATGAGCGCAACAAACCCTTATGCTGCTCAGATTGCTGCATTGGGTGCGAATCCTTCAGTTGACCCTAGCGCAGACTTCTATCGTTCCATTATGGAAAGCGGTGCAAGTCCAGAAGAAGCTATGGCGTTGACTCGCCGTACTGCTTCCGGCGAATACCTTAACGGCAATCCGTACCTAGAAGGCGCACTATCTCGAGCTAACCGACTCGCCACTGAATCGTATCAAGAAGGATTGCGCGGGCTTCAATCGCAAGCGTCGGCGGCTGGTCGCTATGGATCTGGCGCGATGGGCCAGCAGGTCGCAAAGGGCCAAGACGTATTTGCCCGCGCACTAACAGAGCAAAACCAGCAAGCCTATATGCAAAACTATGCGGCGGAACGCGCTGCTCAAGAAGCCGCTATTGGCCGTCTAGGTGGTTATGAGCAACAAGGCATTGCAAACCGTTTTGCAGCTGCTGGTGGGCTTTCTGCTGGCGCACAGCAAGGAATTGCTAACCAACTTGCGGCATTGGGTGCTGCTGGTCAGATGAGTAATGCTGATTTGAATCGCCAACTACAAGCAGCACAATTGTCGCCTCAATTGGCAGAACAAGATTATCTTGATATGCAAAAACTGCTGATGGTTGGTCAGGCTCGTGAGGGCTATGATAATGCTGCGTTGCAAGACCAAATGGCACGTTGGAACTATGAGCAAAACGCTCCTTGGCAAAACCTTGCGCGTTACCAATCTGCTATTAGCGGATTCCCAATGGGTACAGTAGCGGCTTCTGGAGGTGGAAAATAATGTTTCCTATTTTGATTCCAATGGCAATTGGTGCTGTAGCTGGCGCTATGGCTAACAAGAGAAATCCAATGCAAGGCGCATTGATGGGTGGATTATTGGGCGCTGGAGGTGGCGCTGCGCTTGGAGCTATGGGCGCTGGAGCTGCAGGAGCTGGTGCTACTGGAGCTGGAGCTGCAGGAGCTGGTGCTACTGGAATTGGTGCTACTGGAGCTGGTGCTACTGGAATTGGTGCTGGTGGAGGTGGATTCTTAGGTGGTGGATACGGTAGCGTTGGTCTTGCTGGTCAAACTGCTCTTACCGGTGGTGCTGTTGGAGCAGGAACTGCTGGTGCAGGCGCTGCTGGCGCTGGAGGTCTTTCTTCTTGGATGAATCAAAATCCAATGTTGACCCAAATGGGATATGAAACAGCAATGAGTTCATTGCAACCTCAACAGCCACAAAGCGGTGGTGTATCTGGCGGTAATGCTGGTTTGCTAGAAATGATGAATCAATATGCACAAATGCCGCAACAGCCGTTTATGCCGCAGAACCGCATTTCTCTAATCTAGGTGATATATGGCCATTGAAGATTACATTCCTAATTTTTTTGGCGGCAATATGCCGTCATATCTTCCGGGGCTATTGGGAGAGGAAGAATCTGCTGCGCTGCAAAAACGCGCGAACGTTCAGGGCTTGCTAGGTGCTGCTATCACGCTGGCTGGTGGCATGGCTCCGTATGGTCCTCGACGCACTGCTGCTCAAAACATCCTTGGCGCATTGGCTGGCGGCTTCCAAGCTGGCCAAGGCGCATATCAAGGCGCTACGCAGAACTTGATGATGCAACAGCAAATTGCTGATGCCGCTCTAAAGCGTCAGCAAGCGCAGATGAAAATTCAGGGGCTTCAAAAGTTCCAAGAGCAATATCCGAATCTTTACCCGATTGCTGCGATTGATGAAGCAGCCGCAGCTAAAGCTGCTACTGAGCAGGTGTTGAATGCTCCAATCATGGAGGCTCTAGGCCGTGTTGGTGGTCAACAGCGCCAACAGC